CTCTAGGATCGTATCCTACAAATACTCTTAAGTCCATTGTTCCTCCAGCATCTCTTTTGCTTTTCCTGTTTTTAATTCGTTAACGTGATATTGGCCATATGCTAAATGGCAACCCCACGCATACAATTTATCACTATCTGCATAGTACGGCGATTCTATCTGACGCAAGTCATTAAGTGCTACAGGACTAGCAGCATTAGCAGGAGCGAGTGTAAAGACAGGAATACCGTGAAATATTGATTCTATTGCGGCTGCTGAATTATATGTTACAAGAGCAAAAACATCTTTATTAAGTGCTTCTTCTAGTGTATCTGTAAACAATCTATCTGCACGTAATTTTGTTCTTTGTCTTATCTCAACCGGACGATCTGTATATTTTTTTATAGTTTCAACAGTATTAGATAACCATTCTTCTAATTCTATACCATAGAATTTACAAGGCTTTTCGTCTGGTGCTGCTACTAATATTTTTTTACCGTTCTTTTTCCAAGGTGTAAATTTTTTATTAAAACGTTCCCATCTATCACTGGGTCTTTCTATTATTTCTCCGTGTTGTAAATTATTCTTTACGATTCGGTGCCAATATTTCCAACCATTTGGATTTCCTACTCTTGGTTCATTTCCAAAGTATCCAGTATCCATATAGTAAAAGTCTCTATTATCTTCCCAGCATTTATGTATTATTTTTTTCTTTAGAATACCTCGAAGAACAATTGGATTTTCTGATTCATCATAGTCAAACTTATCTGAATCGATGGTAGAAGAATCACATCCTTTAGCAAACTCGTTGATATAAGGATCTTGGTTTTGTTTACTTAAAAATATCCAATTACTCATCGTCTTTCGATATCCTCTTCAATACAGGCTTCTCCGTATTGAACTTCTAGTATGTGCGTTAAATCGTTTCCTGGGTTTGATGCTTGATGCCAAGTGCCTACAGCAATATTGTAACCTTTGTTTAATGCTCTTAATGTTTGATGTTCTTTTCTTCCGTTCCATTCAGTAACCATACTAACTGTTCCTTTTAGTACGTACCACATTTCACTGCGTTTGAAATGACGCTGATCTGATAAACTCTTTCCTGGTTCGATAACTAATTCTTTAACCTTAAAACCGTTTTGTGGTTGATCGTCTAGCACTCTGTACCATCCCCAGTTACGTATAGTTTTAGGAGATTTCCATTCTGTTAAGATCCAACTTGACGAATTCTTTTTATCTTCTCCACCTACTCCAAATGCAAACTCTACATTCGGATGATCGCCATATGTTTTGTATTCTGGAATATTTTCGTTTGTTCTATCTCCGCCATTAGCGAAAATCACTGTTCCATTATGTGTAGACAGGACCTTGAAGATAGCGCCGCAGGCACTGTTATCGCTATCATCAAAGCCAATTACCTCGTCTACACAACCTAGCTCTTTTATGATTGCCACACGTTCTTGTATTGGCATAAATGGCCGACCTTTTTTGCGTGTGAGCCATTCATCAGAATTAACGCCAACTATTAGATAGTCTGCTAATTTTTTTGCTGCTTTGAAATAGGCTATATGACCGCTATGTAATGGGTCAAAACCGCCAGTAACTAATACTACTTTGTTCATAGTATTATTTATATGCGTAGTTAATGGCTACAGTATAATATTGATATTTTGAATATTAAAGAGAAGCGTCTTCTAATCCAGCGGTTCTTAGTTTGACAATATTGGATAGTTGCCATTGCTTAATGTCTAGGCCTTTAATAATACCTAACCATTTATTTCTTAGAAGTGCAAAGTCATTGATAATTTTTTCAAAATCAACAACATCGGCTTCGCCGTCTACAAATTTTTCAGCATCTCTAGAACTTAAAGAACGTTGATAGTTTTCAACATACCTTCTAAAGTGCTGACTTCGTAAACGTCGAAGCTCAATGTTGAGATATTCTAAAATGGCTTCAATTTCTTGGAGTTGATTGAATCGTGTTTCAACAATAGCAGGCATTGTCGAAGATGCTCTTTCAATCCTGCCTACGATATTGGTTTCTTTCTTAGCCTCAAGTAACTCTGCCTCATAGTATGCGGCAGCGTTAGGAATATTTGAAATATCTTTTGAGACTTTGTCGTACCAATTCATAGTTAATCCCACTCTTCCTCTTCTTCAATGTAATCATCTGAACCCTCGCCATTTTCATCGATAGCATATTCTACAGCAGCATCTAGGTAGGTGTCAATTCCAAATAATCCTTCGATGACTTGTTCACTAACTCCATAATCTAGCAAAGTTGTAACCAACTCTGTCGCTACGTCTTTTTTGACTTTCTCGGGTAAATGCTCGGATACCAAACTCCAAATATCTGCGATTAAGTCTGAATTCATAGGCTTACTCTCCTGTAACGGTTTCTTCAACAACTACATCCTCGTCAACCAAATTTTCTACAATTTCTGGTTTATTAGTGATGTCAGACATAATCATATCAAGTTTTTCTCCGGTCCAAGCCTTACGATAATCGATGTGATCCTTGCCTGTTAAGTCTGTGTATTTAAGCCTATTTCCATCTTTTTTCAAAATACCTTTTGCTTCAAAGAGATCTACAAGTCCACTATAAGGATCCATACCTGTTTCGTAAGGAATCTTAACTTGAACTGATTCAAAAGGTTTTGCGTAACGTGTTTTCATAACCTTACAAGCGGCTCTAATACCACGTACATCAGTTACTTTGTTACCATCTTCATCTTCTTTAAGTTTCAATTTACGCATTGCTACTACAATTGAACTTGCATAGATAAATCCTTGACCGCCTGAGATTTTATCGTCTGGATCAAACATATCTTGTGATGCATATGTATGATTGGTACACACCATACCTACATTATAACTACCGATCATATTAACTGTGTTACGAACAAGTGAAGTCAATGCCTTAGGCTTACGACCCATATCACCCTTCATATCACCTTTGTTAAACTGATCAACATCAGTAGGTGTTAGTAACATACCTAGAGAATCAATAACAAACAAGACCTTAGGACGATCTTCTTCTGCCATTTCTCTAAATTCTTTCATAAACTCGCTAATAGTTTTTGCTACATCGTCAATCATTGACATATTGAGTTTAAGAAGTTTTTCTTCTGAAGTATCAACATTCAAAGCCTGCAACCATTTTTCATCTAGCGCATTTTCTGAATCAATTAATACTACAAAGATACCTTGATCTTGTGCTGCTTTAACAATGTTTGCTGAACAGAAATATGATTTACCTGAACCAGATTCACCTGCAAACACAGTTACCTTACCAAGTGGAACACCTTTATGGAAATCTCCAGCGATAAGATAGTTTAGAGCATAGTTTCCTGTAGAAACCCAATCAGTAGGATCATTGAATCCAATACCGAGTCCGTCGATGCTCTTTGTTAGACTTTTTCTAAATTTAGAAATGTCAAATGCTTTTGCCATATTATTATCCTTCCGTTAGTAAAGGGTGTGGATTTCTCCACACCCTAATTCTTTACTGCTGTTGATTTCTGCTACGAATCATAGCAAGAATATCTTGTGCTCTACTTGCACTGTCACCATTTGCTTCGGTAGTAGTTTCTACTGGAGCAGCCGCTGGTGCAGCCGCTGGTGCTGTTTCTTTAACAGGAGCAGAAGTTGTTGAAGGTGCGCTTGGCTTATTAGGATCACCTGTAGCCTGGCCCATTCCGGCTGGCTTAAAGTATTGACCCCAACGATCCATATCATATGCTTCACCGTCTACTGACGCTTCAAACATTTCCTTCATAACTTTTAGTTCAACTTCGCCTGGCTTCTTCGGTAAGAAGTCGCTTAGATTAAACAGTCCGTGAGAGTCAATTGCTGCCTGTTCTTCAGGAGTAACTGATCTTTCTTTTCGTGACCATTGTGAAGTTGAGTAGTCTGCATATCCGCCTTTAGAAGTTTTCTTAATACGGAAATCAACACCACGTAAGTAATCTGTTGGTAGTTCTTCCAATTCAGGATCCATTAATGCACCCTTGATAATTTGGAAAATCTGTGGACCAATAATAAATCTACGGATTGGATTTTCTGGAGTAGTTTCTTCTCTTAGTGGATCATCAACAACAAATCCTTGGAAGATGTAAGAACGCTTTTTCCAATATTTACGTCCCATATCCTCTAATGACTTATCTTTGAACCATCCACGTACTTCTGATAAAATCGGACATACCGATCCATCATTATACATTTCCACACACGGTACTTGTACTTGAACCTGACGATTGTCGGATTCGCCTTTAATACCTGCAAATGGAAGTTTAATCATTGCACGTTCTACCCAAAAGAATGTGTTAGCAGTGTTACCGTCTGGTAAAAATCTTACCACGGCTTCTTTGCCTTCTTGCATATTCCAATGTGGGTAAATTGCGTTGTCGCCGCCGCCGGATGTGTTACCGGTTGTGCGATTGTTTTGTTCCGCTAGTTTTGCGCGGATTTCTGCGAGTGATGCCATTTGTATTGCCTCCTTAGCCTATGTTAAATGTCACTTAATGCCTAATTGCATTTTGCCTTAAGCACATATACATTATGTGCTCTTTTATTTATATTGTCAAGCAGATTTTTCTAGATAATCTGACTTTTTAATTCCAATTCAGATTACAGAGCAAGGTGTTTCTTCCAAACAGGGCCAGTCTGTTGCCGGACCACCGCAAACTCCGGCTAGTACCACGGGTTCGTATGCTTCTCCCCGTTCGTAAACAACATCATACCCGGCACATCCCGATAGGAAAAAAAGCACCAAGCATCCTATTAAGAGTATTATTCCAATTCTTTGTAAATTATTCATAGGCCACCGTATCCTATTATTGTAATAATAACACACGCACACAAAAATAATATTCCGATAAGATCTTTATTCATAATCGGATCCCTTGCTGAATGATTGGATGTCTATGCATATGTCAATCTGTGTTGGTGTAAGATATTTCAAATCTCTCATACAGTCTATGGTACCGTGCTGTATTGCGTCGTTTGGTTCTGGTTCTTTCTTGCCCCAGCGTTCTTCCCAAGGTCCGTGCCAAATTAAAAATGCAAAAATAACTAGGACAACTATAAGACCCACAGGACTAGGCTGTGATGCTTTAGCCATTTTAATCTCCTAAGCGCAGTCGCCGAATGCTTCAACTCTACGTCTATTATTATCTTGATCTCTCGAAATCCATTCTCCGTTTCTGTAAATTACCTCAGTGCCATCTTGAGCAATGGCTATTTGGCCTTCGAACGGTTCAGGTATTTCGATTACCTTAAATTCTTGTTGTTTCATTTTCGCTAACTCCTGTAATGCAGTAAACCCTGTTTGAAAGTAGTTTGCCATTAGTTTAATGCTATTGAGCTTACCCAAGCGTTTGAACAAATTTCACTTTCGATAATATCTACTTGTTCTATTACATCTATTACACCAGCACGGTTAACAGATTCGGTTACTTCCTGCTGTGCTCTACAGGCAAGTTCATAGTTTCCATTGTTCAATGCTATGTTTGATAGCGTTTGTAAACGAATAGCTCTTTCGAGTTCATATTTCTTATCAGCATTTGCTGAATAGATAAATCCTGCAATTGCTACAACTGCAAATAATGTAGCGAATGGTACAACGTTAGTTTTCATATAATTCCTTTTGAGAATGTTAATCAAAAATGCCCTTGTATTGTAAACAAGGGCACCGTTACTACTGTATTACATTGAGATTACTTGTTCATCACATACATCGTAACTTCAAAACCAAATCTCATTTCTTCTGCTGTAGGTTTAGTCCACATAATGTTTCTCCTTGTTAAGATAAATTATGTAAACAGATCACGGGAGAGATGAATCAGGTCCCGCTTGAGTCTACCAAAATAAAAACGTAACATTTCTGTTACACTCTTATTTAACACTATTATATACTGTTTTTAAGAAAAGTCAATAATGAAAATCATTAAAGATTATTCATTCAAAAAAATAGGG